CGGCGGAAGGCTTCCCCGGCATCAACAGCCTCGTCGAGGAGACCTACCAGAACCGGGCGCGCACCATCGCGCGCACCGAGGTCATGCGCGCGCAGAACGCGGCCAGCATCGGCTACTACCGCGAACAGGGCATCCGGTGGATGCGCGCCTACGACCCGGACGGCGACCCGGACGACAACTACATCGGCAGCGATGGGCGCACCTGCTCGGAGCGCAGCGGGCTGGTCTACACGGCGGACGACTCGATGGACGTGCTCTCGCACCCTAACTGCCGGCTGACGTGGACGCCGATCTCGTTGACGCAGGCGCAGGAGATGGGGCTCACCAACGGCGAGGTTACGACGCAGCGCATGAGCGCGCGCGTGGAGGTACTGACCTAATGGAGCAGAAGCACTCGGCGCTCGACCGCGTGAAGGTGCTGGACGAGGCGCTCGGCATCGTCGAGGCATACACGAACACGATGGGGCAGGTTGACCTCGACGGCGACGTGATCGAACCGCAGGCGTTCGACGCGAGCATCCAGAACAGCCTGCCGATCCCGGCTCTGGTCGGCCACGACACCAGCGCCGTCGTCGGCAAGGTCATCGGCGCGCGCTCGATGCCGATGGGTGATGGCACCTCGCGGCTCTACACGCGCATCCAGTTCAATATGGACACTCAGGCCGGACGCGATGCGTTCAGCAACGTGAAGGGCGGATTCGTCCGCGAGTGGTCGGTAGGGTTCAACATCCCAGCAGGCGCGGCCACGGTCGTGCGCGAGGCCGGGAAGATGATCAGGCATATTGCCAACCTCGACTGGATCGAGGTCTCGAGCGTGCTACGCGGTGCGTCGCCAGGGACGGCCACCATCGCGGCGAAGGCCACGACGCCATCGACCACCGAGGCCGATGACGTCGCCGTCGAGCTACTGCGCGCGCGAGTGGCATCAGCGCGATCCCGTATGGGCTCGCTTAACAACGACGTGACAATGAAGGGCTACCAGTAATGGCAACGCAGATTCAGAAGATGCGCGAGAAGGCTGAGGGGCTGCTCGTCAGCGCCGAGGCCAGCATCGCCGAGGGCGACGTCCAGAAGGCGCGCGGCATGATCGCGGAATCTCAGCAGCTCGTCACCGACGCGCAGGACGCCGAGAACGCGGTCATGGACATCAAGCGTCTCAAGGGCGAATACAACCGCCCGACCAACGCTGTCCCGTTCGCCACCGAAGAGGTCGAGACGGACGCGAAGAACGAGACGCGCGCTGACGGCTATGGCCGTTCGCACGTCGACTCCAACTACACGCCTGCCGGCTACGTCAAGGGATTGTCTCCCGCGATTCAGCCGACGTGGGTGCGCGAGAAGATGGGCGCTAACCTCAAGGCCGAAGCCGACTTCTACGCGAAGACGTGGGAATCGTGGTTCCGCGACCGTAGCGTGAACGCATCTAAGTTCTACCGCACAGCCTCAGTTACAGAACTGAAGGCGATGAGTGAGAACACCGACAATGAGGGTGGCTACTTCGTGCCCGAGGAGTACCGCAACACGGTGATCCACAACACCGGCGTCCCCGGTGGTGTGCACCGCCCGTACTGCACGGTCATCACGACCGGCCTGAAGGACGGCTACATGCCGACCTTCGGCTCGATGACGTGGGCCGTCATCGCAGAAGAGGCAGCCTACGGCGACAACACTCCGGTTGTCGGCCAGGTCTCGTTCACCGTCCGGAAGAGCGGCGGCACGGTGAAGGTGTCCGCCGAGTTGCTCGAGGACTCGCAGGCCAACATCCCAGCGCTGCTCTCGCAGATCGCTGGCGAGGCTTCGGGCCGCTACGAAGACCAGCAGATCATCGAGGGCGACGGCACGACCGAGGCCGAGGGGCTGCGGACGACCGCCACCGATGGGCCGGACACGGCCTCCAACAGCGCGGTCACGGTCGCGGACTACCTCGCGTGGTACTTCAACCTGCCGGCGCAGTTCCGCACGAACGCGATCGTCAGCACGACGAGCTCGTTCCTCGGCTACCTGTCGGCGGTCGGCTCGACGGCTGCAGGTGTCCACCTGCTCTCGTCGCTGCGCGAGTCCCCCGAGGGGCCGATCAGCGGCAAGCAGGTTGCGGTCTTCGACGGCACCGGCTGGGACAACGGCGCGGCCATCGGCGCGTCCGAGGAGCTGGGTTGTATCGGTGACTTCAAGAACTACTACCTCATCGACCGCATCGGCATGAGCGTCCGTCGTGATGACTCGGTCTACGCGGCCAACGACCAGGTTGGGTTCTTCATCCGCAAGCGTGGCGATGGTCGGGTGGGCCTCGCTGACGCCTTCCGTATCTTCAAGGTGAAGGCGTAATCACAGGGCCGGTGCGCGGACAGCCGCGCACCGGCCACGAGAAGGGACACACATCATGCCGATGTTCCGGCAAGGCTCAGTGGGTACGGTCAGCACGCTGGCGATCCCGCCGCTGGCGGGCTCGCGCGCAGGCACGACAAACCCGGCAGGCGGTCTCTCCGACGCTATCACCGCGACCAACGTCAAGACCGGCACGCTTGTCGTGTACGCGGGCGTGGTCGCGGTGAGCACCGGCGCGGTCGCTGCGAAGGTGCAGAGCAGCGCGACGAGTGGCGGTGCTTACACCGACATCTCGGGTGCTGCGATCGCAGGCTTCGGGCCGAACGACGACAACACCATCCAGACGGTGGACTTCGATGTTTCGTCGGACAAGCCGTTTCTCAAGGTCGTGCTTACGCAATCGCAGGCGACCGACATCTCGTGCGCGATGGTCAACCTCCGGGGGCCGATGCGTGGCTAAGTACCGATGCACCGCATCGCGGAGAATCGCTGACGACGTGTACGTCGCGGGCGAGGCGTACCAGATCAGCGATGAGCTGGCGGCGCGGTATCGCGGATACTTCACGGCTGTCCCAGGAGAGCCGGAGCCGGTGAAGGCTGCACCAGTAACGCGAGCACCGAAACCGTCAGAGACGGCGTAGGTGCTCAAACCTGCTACGCGGTGCATCCCTCCGGCACCGCGTAGCAGGCAAACCGAGGGCGCGATGGTCAACCTTGATCGAGTCTGCTGCGGAGTAGTTCACACCGATTGCGACGAGTTCGTGGTCGGTGCGTGCTGTATCTGCGCGACGAAGAACGCGACCAGGGATCGCACGACGAAGAACCTGATCGCGCGGGAGGACAAGTAGATGGCGCTCTATCCCGTGTATCACACCTACTGCAGCGCCGACTTCCTCCGCAACACGCTGGCGGGCTCGGCGTACTCGAGCGGCTGGACGCAGGACGCGGACACCATCCTCGCCATGATCGAGCGCGCCTCGAGGATGGTCGACTCATACGTCGGCGATCAGACCTTCGGGCCGACCACCGAGACGCGGCTCTACGACCTCGGCGGATCGCAGCCGTGGTACATGGGCAACGGCACGCTCCGCTCAGACCCGAGGCCGACGCGCTCTAACGCGCTGTCCCTGCAGACCTACGACTACCGCGCATCGGTCGTGCCGCTCGACCGCTGGCTGGTCAGCGCGACCACGGTCACGGCATACGCGGACACGGCGCGCACGACTAACAGCGTCCTCGTCGAGGGCATCGCCGAGGACTACCTGCTGGAGCCGTACAACACGAGCCCGAAGTGGCGGCTGAAGCTCAACGAGGACACGACGCTGGCGTTCGGCGCGGGGCAGCAGGTGCTCAGCATCCTCGGGACGTGGGGCTGGCAGAACATCACGACGCCGGCCAGCACGCTCAGCGCGGCGATTACCAGCGCGACGGCGACCACGCTCACGGTCGCGGCTGCCGGAAATCACGGCGCGGGCACGACCATCGTGGTCGACTCGGAACAGATGTATTGCACGAGCCGCAGCGGGACGACGCTCACGGTGCGCCGGGGCGTCAACGGCACCACGGCAGCGACGCACCTCACGGCGGCGGCGGTCTCGATGGTCGAGTATCCCAGCGACGTGAAGATGGCGACCGCCGACCTCGCGCGTATGCAGTACCGCGACCGCGACATGGGCGTGGTCGACACCATCGGCGGCGGCGGGCAAGGCTCGATTACGCGCAGCTCGTCGGAGATGAGCAGCACGCTCTCGACGCTCGACCATTATCGGGTGGCGCGTGACAGCGCAGGGCTGGTGTTCTAGTGGCAACTCCGGGCATCACCATCAGCAAGACCGGGCCGCTGCTCGGGCCCGACGTCTCCGAGACCCTGAAGCGGGGCATCCGGTCGGGGCTGTTCGACGTCGCCGCCGAAATCGTGGGCACCGTCCAGGAGCAGCTCTACTCCGGGCACGGCTGGGTTACTGGCCGGCTACGCGGCAGCATCGGCGCGCGCCAGTTCTCTGACCTCGGCTACGAGGTCACCAGCGGCGCGATTACGGGGCAGCCGGTGGTCTACGCCTACTGGGTGGAGACGGGCAAGCGGCGGGGCTCCCAGACCCGTTTCCGGGGATACCAGATGTTCCAGCGGACGGCTGACAAGTGGAATAACAGCGGCACCCGCATCGAGACGATCATGGCCGCCCGTATCAGGCAGGCGCTGACATGAGCAGGTCAGGCGCAATCACCGCCATCGAGACGGCGCTCGGCACCGTCACGACGCCGACCTTCGTGGCGACGTACATCGGCGAGCCGCTCTCTATCCCGGCCACGCCGATGGTCGCCTTCTGGGTGACCGGACAGCGCGAGGACTTCACCACGCTCGGCGACGCCTCCACCATCGCCGACTTCACCATCCGCTGCTACTGGCGGATGCAGGCCTCGCCGGATATGCGCGAGAGCATCGAGGGCGAGATCTGGGACGCCATCGTCGGCATCAAGACCGCGCTGCGCGCTGACTCCAACCTCAGCGGCAACGCGACCGACTCGCGTCCAGGGGATGCGAGCACCGGCTACATCGA